GACTGCAGCCATCAGCACATCACCCTCTTGTCTGCCGGGCATGGTCTTCTCTGGCATACCAACAAACATCTGCTCACCGTGCGGTGTATTGAAAAACATTGCTTGGCCATCGTCTGTGTCTTCAAGTGTGAACTCTGCATCATCAAGCGTGGCTCTCTGCATCAACCCTTCGCGAACACCGGGCGTGCTGATGTATGCGTCAAAGTTGTAGATGTCATCAATCGTGGGTTGCTTGCTGATCATTTTGCGCCTTCAACTTGTGCTTTGTTCTTGCGGTAGTTTTCAATTGCATTACGGGCTGGAAGTACACTGCTTTCTTTGGCCCCTCTCTTTACAGCTTTTGCAATTGCGGCATCTACAGCAGGCTGATTATTTAAATCAACGCCAGATAATTCAGGCAGTATTTGTTCTGCTGATTTTCTAGCAGTTTCTGCCACGCTTGAAAATGCACCAGACATTCTGCTTTTTGCTTGCGCGGCAAGTTTTTGCCCATAGTCCAAAATTGCTTCATTGCTAGGTGGGCGACCAGTCTTGTCGATAGTGGTAGCAAAATCGTAAAGCTGTTGTGTTAAATCGTTGCGTACCGATGTGGCCAGCTGTCTTGCGTTGGCATCAGCAAACTCAGGGGGCAGGCCAGACTCTTGAATACCGACCTGTGAATTTATTCTTCTTACGCCAGCGTTAATTGTGTTGTTGGGGTTAACCACCATCGCTATCAGTTTTTCTTTTGTCTCTCGAGTAAAAGGGCCGCCGACAATTTCCGACACCGTTGCCGCTCCTATAGCAATACGGGCGTGCACCTTACCAAGCGCGTTAAGGTTGTTTTGCGTTTCAGCTGGTTTAGAAAACTCTGTTATAAAAGAACGGGCCGAGCTAATTAACGATGGTGACACAGGCAACCCATCAAGCTGCTGAAACAAGCCATTCATTTCAGATGGAGTCTTTGCCATATAAATCTTGCGCAAGATGGTATTGCCTTGCTGCTCAGACGCAAACAAATTATCTGTAATACCTTGCTTGCGGGCAGATACAGCCGCACCAAAATTATCACGCACGGCTTTCTTTTCAGCTTCAGTCATGCCTTGCCACACAGCTGAATATTTTCCAAGGTCACCTTTTAAAATTCTCTCAGTGCCAATGTTTGGGTTGGCCATAAACTCTTCGCTCAATACCAATTTGGTGCCAACATTGATTTTTTCTTCGCTGACCATTTTTTCAAATTTGTCGCTGTATTCTTTTTGTATTCTTGCGTCACCTAGTGTTGCTGCTTTGTAAGCCGTGCTTGCGCGATGTACGGCAATAAGATCTTCGATTGATCTTTTTGGCTTTGTAAAGTCATCAGTTTCAATTGTTCCAACTTGATCTTTTGTTGGCGACCAGAAGCCTCTTTCAATCTCAGCTCTTATGATTTCTCTTTTGTTATCAAAGTCAAGATCAAATTCAATTAGCTTGAGTTGTTGCTGTTGCTCCGCTTGTTTTTCATATGCCTTATTCATCACCGTGTTGCCATGAGTCAACATAGTGGCGCGGAACTTGATCATTGCTTCTGGATCAATTTTTCCTAATTCAGATTTGCTGTAGCCATTGATGACTGCGTCAATTTTGCTCTGCACTTTTTCTGGCGTAGTGCTGCCAGTGTTAATCTCGGTCAATAACTTTGCCAGTTCATTGCGGCCTTCTTTTTCAAAATGACCTGCAATTTCAATGCTTCTGGCCTTGGCCACAGCTTGCGCAAAATAACCAAAGGATCTTGTTGTTGGTATTTTTAAATCTGGTGCATCTCCTTTAGCAAGCAGCAGCTGCGCATCACTTAATTCATTTTCACGCGCATATTGCAATCCCTCTTCGGTACGCATTTTTGCGCCAACTTCCAACGTACTTGCAGTCATGCGATCAATAATTTGAGCCAACTGGTTGGAGGCTTGCGCTGCTACACGCGGCCCAATGAAGTCAACCTGCTGTGGTTGAGGCTGCACCATAGGCACGCCACCGGCACCACGCAGCTGCATCTGTCCTGATTCCAATCGTTGTGTGGCCATGTTTTATTTGCCTTCGCTTGAAATTATTTTGTAAGCCTCAACACCACCTCTGGCCAATGTTGCGCCAGCAAGCATACCGCCAGCTTTACGCGCAGTAGAACCGGCATATTGGAACTGACCAGCTTGGCTTCTTGCGCTGTACAGGCTGAGAGTGTTTTGTATGTCAGTAGACTGCAGCATGGCGCTGGCATCCTCAAACCCCAGCACCCTAGCAGTCAGCGCATTCAAGTCTGCGATGTTGACATCGCGCATGACAGCTTCCACGTTTTGGCCAATTACATTTTGAATTGACCCACTGCCCAACGACACACCACTTGCAGCCGCCCTTGCACGCATGGACGCATTGGTGGCTCGCATATTCTTAAGCAAAGTGTTGCCAGCAATCGTGTAGTTCTGGGCTTCAAGCTCAGCCTTCTTGACTGTGCGGCCAGCTTGGATGGTGGCGTACTGCTCGGAAAATTCAGCACGCACTTGAGACACGGCCAGCGTGTCACGCGCCTGCAGCAGGTAGCTTGTTTGCTGGTTTATCGCTGCGGCTTTTTGCGCCTCGGATTCGCCATAAGCGCTAATAAGAGCGCCTGCTCCAACCATTTGTCCGGGGGAGGGGCCGGGGGAGGGGGTTGTTGCCATGTCTTATGTTCCTGAGAAAACAGCGACTCGGTAGTCCAAGCCAAGCAGGTTCATCTTGACCGGCAAGTCTTGGGATACCTCAATGGACTGCTCGCGGCTGTAACCAAGCACGCCATTGATGCGCTTGATGCCGGTGAACTCTGGTATAGGGTCGTCCAGCAGCGGGTTGTCAAACAACCGAAACGCCACCGGCTGATTGTTGATGATCATGTTCTGAGTCTCGTTGACCACTGCGCTGATTTCCACAATGCGCTTCTTGAACGACACCCGGCTGCCGGTTTGCAGCTTAACCTCGGCAGGCATGGTCTTGACGTAGACCGTGATTGGCAGGCCAACCTCATAACTGGTCACTGACTCGCGGTCAAAGGTCACAGCGCCACCAGCACTTACAGTCTCATTACCTTGTGGTGAACCATCGCAGATCACGTTGAGCGACTTACCAATGTGCGGCAGGCCAGATCCAACACCACCCGCAGATCCACCAACAAACGCGCAATCGGTGAAATACTCATAGCCAAAGAGCTCAATGAAGTACCTGTCAACGCTGTTGAACGTGCGCTTGGTCACCACATAGATGGCGTTCACATCCACACCCACATCGATGTAAGAGCCATCTGTGATGAACTCAGACGGGCTGGTAACCTGTTGGCTGCGCATGATGCTGAACACGCCCATGGTGCCGTCATCAGTGTTGGTCATCAACAACAGGTCGGCTTCCTCTGTGCTGGATGCCTTACGCAGGGCAACCCGCTGCGGCCCCTTGAGCAGGTGGCCAGACAGCAGCGAGATGCGCTGGGTGATGTAGGTCAGCTGCGTGTCGTTAAACACAAACTCATTGAGTGACTTGCCTTGGCGCTGAATGTAGATCGATCCAGACTCAACCGATTGCACGCGAGTGCCGGGCTTGATGCCATTGCGACTCACGTTCTTGAATGTAAAGGTCAGCGGCGTGACTGGATCAGTGCCCTGCTGCGGCACATAGAACTCACCGCCAGAGGTGAACACTTGAAAGTCACGCGAGCTGATGATGTCAGTGATCACGTTCAAATCGTTGGTGTCCAGCGTGGCCTCGACCGCGTCATCATCCAGCGACTCGCTTGGCACAAAGTCAAAGAACAGGCCGATCTTGGAGCCCCAGATTGTGGATGGCCGCGACTTGCTGCCACCAAAGTAGAGCCTGCCTTCGTGGAAAGTCACGGTGCGTGGCCAGCCTTTGGTGCTTGACCACACATCCACATAGCCGTGCTCAAGCTCCCAGCGGCCACCATCAATGGCGGTGGTGTTAAAGAATGGGTACTCTGTCACCGCCTCAACCACTGTTGAGGAGACATACCGCACAATCCTTGCGCGACCCTGCGGCTGCGCGTTGATGTACTGGTTGACAGACAGAGCTGAAAACGTGGTTGTGGTGTAGGTGCTTGTGCCGTTTGGCGTGACGGTGAAGGCCTCGCCGACTGTCGCCACCTTGGTAGTGCCGTTGTAGTCCTCAATCAATCGCGTTTGGCCAGAGCCTGTGCCGCCTGTGATGTTGACGTACATACCGTTGTAGATGTCATCGGTCGCACTTGCTGTTGCTTTCAGCGTCACAGTCAGGCTGGTGCCTGCCTGCAATGTGCCCGAGTCATGGTGCGTGGTCGATGCCGTCAGCGTCACATTGCCAGACACGGCAGACGGGGTCAGCGTTGATCCAGTGTTTGTGTGGAAGTCAATGTCGTATGCATACTTGGGTATTGAATCAAACGTGATTGATGTGGCAGTCCAAGCGGTGTCGCTGGTTCTGGTAATGCGCACCGGCTGCAGATCTGGATGCACCACGATCAATGTGTCGGCAGACTGAGTCCAGCACATATCGTCAACGATAGAGCTGCCAATGGTGGTGGTCAAATAATTGTTGCCACTGCCGTTGATGTTGGCTTGCACCACGCCATTCTTGACGACATGCATGCGGTTGTGGGTAAAGCACAGCATGTAGCTGTCGTCCACAGAGAACTGGAATGACACCAAGCGCACGCCGTTGCCAGCTGACTCGGTGCCAGTGTGCGGCAGCGCAAAGATGTGCTTGCTGCCGGGCCTACGGCGCAGGCCACCTTGCGGCTGGATCAGCACGTTGGTGGCCTTGGCCAAAGCGTTACCGTATGCGGCCAAGTCAACCCGCGCACGCAGCAATGGGTCGAGCTCGCCTGTCGCAAAGTTGGTGGTGAACTCTACAAAGCGTGGCATCAGTTCCTCACCGCAATCAAGCTGTAGTCTTCGATGATGCGCATTGGGTTGTTCTGGCCATCAATTTGCATGGCTTGGCGCATGTAGCCACCACGGCCATTCTCAGATGGGTCACCTGTGGCCACACGCTGCCATCTGGCAGACTTGTCTTGCTGCTCGGTAATGGTCTCCGCAATGTGCCAAGCCACCATGTACTTGAGCAGCTGCACAAAGTACTGGGGCATTGCAAACTCTGGCACGCTGAATTGGTAATCAATAAAGACGCTGGTCAGGTTGGTGAGCAGCTTGTCGCCTTGGATTTCCCAGTCCTTTTGCACTGGGCTGCCGGAGTTGGCGCTGTTGTACACGGCGCGGGGGTTGGCTAGTTTGTCGCCCGGCAGCTGATACTCATAGCGCCAGACAGTTGTTGGGGTGGTGATGAGCTGAGCCAGCTGCACCTTCTTCATGCCAAAGCTCCACGGGTACATGACCAAGGTGGAGTCGCGAATATCGGGATAGAGTCGGTCGCAAACGCTTGACTCGTCGGTGCCGTCGTTAAAAGACGAAATAGCCTTGGCACCAATCAGGAGCAAGGCATCAGAACATATCGATACACCAGTGTCGCCAGCAGCCATTTGAACCTCTCAATGTGAGAAAGGCCATCCTCCGAGGATCCTCAGAAGATGGCCTAGCTAACTGACCATCAATTAGTCAGTGTCAGTTGCGCTTACGGTTGTGCCGTCAGCAATGTCAACCACACCAGCTGAAGACACAGCGTTGACGTAAGTCAACACTAGGCTTGGGGTAGTGGAGTCATAGACAAAAAGAATGTCACCGACTTTCAACAGCGATGCAATGCTGTCAAAGTAGCTCACAGTGTTAACCGTGGCTTGGGTATCTGCTGTTTTGTACAGATACATTGATGGTGCATTGCCAGATTTGGCAGCGCATACCTC